AGACGTACATAGGGCGGTAGAAGACAAGATGGATATCAACGAGGGACGCGAGTGGGAAGTCGACGTCAACACGAGGATAATGCGCCATGTCGAACCGAAATGATGAATTCAACAGTTGGTACAACGAGTCCTTCGGCCATGTGCTAGGGTCCGAGGACGACGAGAACCGCGATGCGGTGAAACAGATCTGGAACGGAGCACTGGAGCACATCGCTCGCCAGTACGAGTTTCAGATCTTCGACGAATTCACCGGAGAGCAGATAGCGGATCAAATTAGACGTTTACAAGCCATCAAGTCGTGAGTGGCTGGAGAAAAAGACAAATACAAGGAGTAGCATCAATGAGTTTAACAGTATACGAACAGCTTCGCGCATGCCACGTCAAGCGGTGGCACATAGTGCAGACGTCGCGGGAGCAGACGCTGGCCGAGCATTCTTTCGCGGTGGCAGTGATTGCGGGATCCCTTGCGGCGGCAATGCGCTGGAAGGGACTGTTGCAGGAATCGGGCAAGCTCAAGCTTTTGCAGTGGGCACTCGCGCACGACATCATCGAGGTGCGTACCGGGGACATGCCGACGCCGTTCAAGCGAGATCTAGAAGCGGTAGGGGGTGTAGGTATTATTGAAAAGGCCGAGGACCGAGTGGACAGCGAGACCATGGGGGCGTACCGGCAGGTGAAAGGCTCCGATATAGAAGCCATAGTCAAGCTTGCGGACCAAATCGAGGCGATTTTCTTCCTGCAGGACAACGGGGTGGGAGCACACGCCAAGCAAGTGCTAGATGGCCTTCGCGCGATTCTCGCGGACATGGTGAACGAGACTGAGCGTTTGCACCCGACACTAAACGTGCGCGAGTCAGTGCGCCGCGTTTGCAACGATATAGGAATAGCGGGGGGATGGTTATGAACTGTATTAAGTGCGGCGAGGACACCCGGGTAAGTACTACCTACCAAAATGCGAACGGCATCACCCGCCGCCGCCGAACCTGCAATCACTGCGAATTTCGATTCACCACTCGCGAAAGGGCCGAAATGCCCGAATTACCCGAGGAAGAGAAAGAGGGACTTGACAACCTGTCCCACGTGTGGTATAATGTATCCCCCACCAATAAACCATAGAGGACACACAGATGACAGTTAGCACCCCCATATTCTACCACCCGGCTCAAGAGGTCGCGTTCGACTTTATCTCGGTAGCGAAGATCCCCGAGTTCATTCACCAGCTAGAGGGCGACGTGCGCTCGGGCTTCGAGCCGTACACGGCGGTTGACTTCGAAGAGGCCCACCACCGCGAGTACGTCCGTGGCGTGCTGAAGAATGTCACCCCGAACGGGTTCGGCACGATCGATCCGGAGCTGACCAACTCGCTCCTCTACTCGAACGCTGGCCACTGGGCGGCGGCTAAGCACGTGCTCCAGCACGGCGGCGTTGCATGCTCCGCGACGCAGGGCTTCCACCACGCCCACTTCGAGGACGGCTACGGGTTCTGCACGTTCAATGGGCTGATGATCACCGCGATGAAGGCACTCCGGAACGGCGCGACGAATGTACTGATCATCGACGGGGATGGACACCACGGCGACGGCACCGAGGACGTGATGGACCACCTGATGATCCGGGGCCGCGTCACGCACATTACCCGCCCGGACATAGGACGCCCGATCCAAGCCGACTGGAATGCCGCCATGTGGAAGTCGTTCGCTAAGGGATTGATTCGACACTCGAAGGCTGGTATAATATTGTATCAGGCCGGTGCTGACGCTTGGGACCAAGATCCCTATGGTGCCGGGTACCTGTCCAAGGAGGGTCTTGCGGCCCGCGATCGTGGTATCTTCACCGCCGCACGCGAAGCTGGGGTCCCATTAGTGTGGAATCTAGCAGGGGGGTACGCGAAGCCGATGCAAGACACGATCGATATCCACCTGCAAACGCTGGCGATCAGCAACGAGGTATACCATGCCATTAGCCAAGAATCTCTCGTTCGCTGATCTAATGGAAGGGGTGGGCAGGGGCCATCGCGCCATTGCCCTCACCCCGGGTGCCCAGCGTATCCCGCTTGGGATGCGTCAAGCGCAAAAGAATATGCTTCCCTCCGAAGTGGTGGAGCAGTACAACAAGGCTGGAATCTTTGGCAAGACTACCACTGGCGAGCCGATTCGTGCTACGATGTCGAGTACCAACGAAGATGTAGTAAAGCAGGGGTTTATGCCTAGAACCGGCAAGCTCCGGCTGGATCCTGAAAGCAAAGCTCCGAAAGACATAGACCAAGCGCATGCGCCGGGTTCATACCCTAACATCACTTGGAATACCGGCCGTGTGCGCCCCGGTAAAGAGGATCTAGGATATAGCCTAGAGAAGCTGATGGAGCAATCCGCGATGCGCGACCCGCGCCGGACTTCGTTAACACCGGACCCGGTGATGACTGAGCTTTACGCGATGGACGTCAAGCCCGACGGGTATGGAATGCGTGATCCTAGTGCCGCGTGGTGGAAGAGTCTGCCCGCGAAAGGCAAAGAGCTGTACGCGCTGGCGTACGACATGATGCGCTCACAGGGTCACGGCAATGCGGCGTCGCACCTGACCGACGTGAACCAAGCGCGGCGACTGGGTAATGTGGCGTCGCACTCGCTCGGACACGGGAACCTCGGGTTCATTTCGCCGGTTGAGGAGATGGGCCATATGCCCGGGATGTCCGGCCAGCTTTTCTCCGCCCCCGTGTCGTCCGCACAGTCGGAGGACTACTATCTCAAAAAGCTTCTCGGTGGGCCGGGGATGGTAGCGAACCGGAAGACCGACGAATACATGGACGCGGCGTCGGATTTGCGCACACCGGACTTTTTGTCGATGACGCCCGACCAGACGATCGGAACGCTTCTGACACGTGAAGCGCAACTGGCTGGAGCTTACGGCCCCGGCACTGGCACGGCGTCCCCACTGCGATTCAGCCAAGTACGTCCGCACGAGAACGCTTTGCTCAAGAATCTGGCCGAGCCGCATGTGACGACGAATCCCGGAAGGATCGAAGGGGCAATGGGTCCCGCGACGCTGGGTAGACAGGCGACGACTGAGGCCCTGATCCGTGGGATGCTCAAAGGGTACGACCCCGAAGAGATCCTTCAGCGTTTGCTACTAGACGCACCACCCGATGGGTTCAAGAGCAGGTATAAAGAAGGGGGACTGGCACATGCCGCAGACCGCAGTTAATATAGAAGGGGTGGTGGCCGATCGCGGGGTGACGTACGGCGACTACACCATCCAAGCCGAGATCGCGCAAACGCTGAAGGATCTCTTTCGCGAGTGCCCCGGCTGGATGCGGCTGGAGTACCACCAGCGCGAGTCGCTCGACATGATCGCATGCAAGGCGTCCCGCATTTTGAACGGCGATCCGAACCACCTCGACTCGTGGGTGGACATAGCTGGATATGCGACCATCGTGGCCACTAGAATCCCCAAGGCCTAAGGGGGGATTGACAAGACTATACCACCTGTGTTATAATACAGGGACTGGATCAGTGAGACGATCCGGACCAATCGATAGACCACATAGAGGACATATAATCATGGCAAAGACTACTACTAAGCCCGTCGCGATCACCACTGACATGGTGGACGAACTCGCCAGCGTGCGTGACCAGCTCAAGGCGTTGACCGCTCGCGAGAAGTACCTAAAAGAGATCTTCCGCGCCGGTGGCGACGCTATTTACCGTGGCGACCAGCACCAAGTCGAGATCAAGTTCACGACCCGCCCACAGCTCGACATGGAAGCCGTCCGCGCTCACTTGTCGGCCGAGTTCATCGCCGCGAACACCGGCGAAGTCGATGTGATGAACATTCGTCAGATGGAGATCGTGAAATGAAGCAGACCCCGTATACCACCAAGACCGGCATCCAAATCGGATGCAACTACCAGCCCCCACAGACGTGGGAGCCAAGCGGCGACATGGAAAGGCTCCAGTCTTCGCTACTCGACCCCGAGTACCGCCCAACGGCCGAACGCTTTTGGGACGCTATCCTTTGGACTGTGAGCGTCGCGGGGATCGTGATGCTCGTTATAGGAGTACACTATGCTTAACGACGACATCGAGCCGGAAGAGGACGAGGGCGCGAACACTTGCCCCGTTTGCAATGCGGGTATGGCTACCAAGTGCTTGGAGTCTAAGACCGACCCACGGCACGACATCTTTTGGGCGAAATACGGCTACCAGTGCGAAGAGTGTGGTCACCAAGGCGACACTTGGGAAGTACTGGGCGATTAGACGATACTTGACAGGTTATCGCACCTGTGTTATAATTCATTCTTCATCAACACTCATAGAGGACACTTCAGATCATGGCACACGAACTTAACTTCAATTCCGCTGGTAAAGCTTCAATGGCGTACGCAGGAGAGACACCTTGGCACGGCCTAGGCCAACAGCTCACCCCGGACGCTCCCCTCGACGTTTGGACTCGCGAAGCGGGTCTAGACTGGGAAGTCAAAAAGGGCGCGATCGCCTACGAGGTGCGCGACGAGGAGAACAACCCCGTCCGCATGCAGACCGTACCAGCACGCTGGGCATTGTACCGCTCCGACACTGGTGCACCCTTGTCCGTCATGTCGAGCAACTACCACATCACCCAGCCCCGCGCCGTGATGGAATTCTTCCGCGACCTGACCGAAGGCGGCGACTTCAAGATGGAGACCGCCGGAGTCCTGCGCAACGGCTCCACCTACTGGGCGTTGGCCAAGGCCGAGGACTCGTTCGACGTGGGCGGCGGTGACGTGGTCCTGCCTTACCTGCTCTTAGCAACGTCTTGCGATGGTTCGATGTCGAACACTGCCCAGTTCACGACCACTCGTGTTGTGTGCAACAACACGCTATCGCTCGCCGTGGACAACAAGTCGGGCCAAATCCGAGTGCCGCACAGCACCCAATTCAACGCCGCGAAGTTCAAAGCGGAGTTGGGCCTGTGCGCGGACACTTGGAGCCAGTTCAAGACCAGTGCCACGTCGCTCTCCAAGCGCAAAGTGTCGAAAGAAGAGGCCACGCGCTACTTCCTCGACGTGTTCTACGGCGACAAGGCCGAGTCTATCGACATCGAAGCCAAGCGTCCGATGATCGAGCTGGTGACCAAGATTTACCTCGACGGCGTGGGCCAGCGGTCCAAGACCGCCCAAGGCACCGCGTGGGGACTCTTGAACGCCGTCACCCGCTTCGCCGATCACGAGCGCAAAGCCACCTCGCGCGACACCCGCTTGCAGTCCGCGTGGTTCGGTGCCGGTGCTAGGCTCAAACGCGACGCCTTGACACAGGCGATGGCTCTGGTATAATTGAGCCATCACATGGTTCTCTTCGGTTGCCATGAGAACTTCAAGGGGGCTTCGGCCCCCTCTTTTTAAACACATAGAGGAAAAGAAACATGTCACGCATCGTCTGGTCACTCATTGAAAAAGGCGCGGTCTCCGCTCGCTTGGTGGACGTCTTTCGCCAGCATCCGAACACCACACGCAAAGAAGCGTTGCGGCAAGCGCAGGAGATCCTACATTCCAGTCGCTGGGTCGTCATCACCGACCAGCGCGTATTTAACTTCAAAATCCGGATCGAAGAGGCTCGGCACAAAGCCCGACACTTGGTTCTGCAAGAGTCGAAGAAGAAGCCCTCGGAAGCTGTCGCCGCGCCTGCCCCTATACTAGCCCCGACCCCCGCGCCCGAACGCCGGGAGACCCCCAAGGGAAGGCTCGCGGATATACTCGAGCTACTGCTGGATGTCGTCGCCGAGTCCGTGGCGGCCCGGGTGAATCGAAAGATCCTTGAGGCGATGCCGGAAGCTCCCGTCGCGCATCGTCCGAAGCACGACCCCCAGCCGGTCCCCCACCCCACCGGCGTGGCGAAACCCGGCGTGCTCGTGATCGGACTGCTCGCGAGTCAAGCCTACGCGGTCATCTCGACGTGGGGCACCCGGCTGGACCTAACCTTCATGACGCCCGAAGACGCCGTGCACCGGCCCAAGCTCGTCCGAGCGCACACGATACTGATGACAAAGTTCATCAACCATTCGGTGCAGGACAAATACCGGAAGGCCGCGAAGCTCCATTTCGTCAACGGCGGGATGGGGGAGCTGGGCGAGGTACTTGACAGCATTACCCCGCCCGTGTTATAATCCGATCTTCATCAACACATAGAGGACAACACAATGCAGACTACCCACACCAGCGTCGAGCAATCCATGTACGGTTGCGACATCGAAGCGTTCAAGACGTCCATTCGCGAGTCGATCACCTACCGCTACACCGGCGGCAACATGGTCGTCGCGGGCTTGATGTCCGACGCCCAAGAGCTGATGGCCATGGGGCACGTAGAGGCCGCCCGTCAAATGCTCAACCGCGCAAAGGCGATCCTGTTCGACATCATGGACGGCCACATGTCCGGCAGTGCGGAGGTGAAATAATGAACCGCACGATCTCCTACACCGACCTCGCGGCGGTCTTCCGTCGCAAGTTCGCCGAGTACGACGCTCACATGTGCGACCGTGCTCTGCGCGACTGCTACGACGCGATGCTCGCGATCGGCGAAGACCGGGACCCCGAGTACGCCCGGAAGCTGTGGTGCGAAATCGACGCCATCCGCGACCGGCAAATGCTACTGAAAAGGAAGGGAGCCTACGCATGATGATACTCAACAACACCATGGATCTCGTCGATGCGATCGTCAACCGGGAGCTAGTCCCTTTCGCCTACTCGGGCCGCTTCATGTACGGGCAGGACTGCGTCGCCTGTGTCGTGGACGAAGGCTCGGACATGGAAGGACTGCCTAAAGAGGGTGCCACGGTGGACCACATGGGCAAAAGCTACGTGGTCTACTGGACCCGGGCCGAATGGACCGACGGGGTGCAAGAGTACGTCGACACCCTGCTCGATCCCTCGGGAAAAGCCGAATGACCCTACTGGCGATAGGGTCATTTGAGGGGGGTATTGACAAACCTATTGCTCCCGTGTTATAATACAGATTCTGGATTGATGAAACGGTCCAGTACCCAACCAACCGATAAACTTATAGAGGACACTACCATGAAAACCGCAACACGCACAGCCACTAAGACCCAAGTCGAAATCGTCGCCGTAAACGGCGGCTGGACCACAATCCGCGCCATTGGCTCCACCACCACCCTTAAGGTCCGCAACGGCGAACTGTCCGCTCCGGTCACCGCCCAGCTCGTGATCGCTAAGGCCAAGGCTCAAGCCACTGCACGCGTCAAGATGGACATCAACGAGCGCAAAAACGGCAAAGTCGATCCGCTGTACTTGCCCCAGTACACCGCGTACACCACCGAGTTGGCCGACGGCTCCAAGAAGCGTTCGATCGACAAAGGCGACGACGTGGCACTGGCCCTGCGCAAGCTGTCCCTCGACGCCGTCTACTCGACAGCGGCAAGCTCCACCGGCATCGCTCAAGCCAGCCTGCGCGACCGCTTCGTGCTCCTGAACCCCGGCATGCAACGCATGAACCTCGGCAACATGATCCGCAAAGCGTTGAAGGAAGCCCTCGCTTCCGGATTCTAAAGCGAGCCGGGTGCAAGCGCACCCGGTGACCCTTACCACGACACAAACCTGAAAGGCTACTATGCAATACGACAAAATGACACCAAGAGTCAAAGCGCACCTGATCGCGGTGGGCTGGCTGGACCACGCCTTCTACGGCGCGACGGCCGACTTGAGCGACCTGACCCCGGCTGTCCAGCGCGACGTGCGCATCCAGCTGGCAAAGATCCGGAACCGACTCGTGGACGACGCGAAGCTCGACGCTCTGCCGCTCGATCTCAAGCGTCCGGTATGATGCACTTCTGCGCGAAATGCCAAGCCCAGCGGCTGGCCGACGGCGGGGTCCAAACCCGTCCCGGCCGGTGGCTGTGTGCGAAATGCTGGCTCCGGTTCTCCCAACGGAAGATGGGGGGGATTGACAAAGGTACCCCACCCGTGTTATAATAGAATCTTTTCAACCAACAGATAGAGGACAACACCATGAACAAGCAACGCCGCGCCAAAGTAGAAGCTGAACTGCTCGCCGTCCGTACCGCGATCGAAGCCCTGCGCTTCGCGATGGACAACCTGAAAGACCTCGCGACTGAGGAGCAAGACTGCTTCGACAACATGCCCGAAGGTCTGCAAGCGTCCGACAACGGCCAGCGCATCGAGGAGATCGCCCAAGCGTTCGAGTCGGCCAACGATTCGCTCGAGTCCGCGATCGACGACCTCGACACGGCCGCCGAAGAAATCGGAGAGGCGGTGAACCAATGATCGACTTCGCACCACTCAATGAGCACTCTCCCCGTCCAGTGGCAGACCCCAACTACGTGCCATGGTGGGCAAAGGGCGAGTACGCCCGTGCCAACGGCACGAAATACACCACCGAGTCGGGCGTCGTAATCGTCGGCGGCAAGGCCACCGGAAGGCTTCCCGTGGCACCGAGACCCGCCCCGGTACCTAAGGCCCAACCCCGGGTGGTGAGCGTCCCCGAGACCCCAAGGAAGGCCCCGGCGACCCCTCGCGAACCGGATCTGGCCCAGCGGCTGGTGGCCCAGTGCCCCTTCCCCGTCTTGCGCGTCGCCCTGTGCAACGAGTACGGCATCGATCCGGCGATCCTGCTGGACGCCCCGAACAACGGCGTTGCGACGATGCGACTGCTGAACGCACTACGAAAGGCCTTGCGTGCGAAGGCCGCGTGAGGTACAATCGGCCCCATGGCCGACATCTTCTTCGCACTGCTTACCTTCCTCGCGCTCGGGGTGGGTACGCTCCTGTGGACGCTCTACGAATTCCGGCAAGACCTGCGAGAAGATCGTGACGACCACCCACCGAAGCCCCGGGAAGACGCTTGAGATATGCTAAGCTATTACCATACCGGTACTATACCCTCCAACGCAAGGAAGACCCCACGGAAGGCCTCCGAGAGGGCACGGAGCGACCATGCGACTGCCTGAGCAGAAGCTCTACGACTGGCTGGTCCGCAAAATCGGCCACCGGGCACTGCTGGAGCGTGTCGAGAACCGGGTGAAAAAAGACACCCCGGACCTGTACTTCGCCACCAAAGCCCAACCCAGCACCGACGACCGCCCGCTCACCGGCTGGATCGAACTGAAATGCCTCGACGCCTTCCCCGTCAAAGCCACCACCACCGTCAAGCTCCCGCACTGGACCAACGGCCAACGCTACTGGGCGATTCGGCACCAAACCCACGGCGGCAACACGTGGCTCGTGGTCCAAGTCGGCGTGGAAGTCTTCGTGTTCAACGCGGCGGAGCTGGCGACCAGCGACTGGACCCAAGCCGAGTGGCGTTCGTACAGCGTGCGACTCGACAAAAAAGCCTGTAGCACCGAGGACGTACTTGTAGCACTGCGCGAATTCGTGGTTTAATTCGTTAACAGCGTGCAACGCGCTGTCTCCGCGTCGGACCCCCCGACGCTGGTGGAACAAGAAAAGA